GACTGAATTTTCACCCCATATTAGAGACGCTATGTCTGAAATAGTCCATTCACACTATTTCATTGATAACACCCCCGGTACTGTACTAAAGCTTCTAACTTTAGTTGACCTTCTTTTAAGAGTACAGCATCGTGATATATATTCTTGTTCTCCTAGTTATATCAAAACTTGGTCGAACAAAGACAAATATTTTAAAAGAGAAGCATCTGGCTTTGATACGGACACTGTCCGAAATCTCCTACATTTTGGCCAGACAGCAGTTGGGAAATATTACCGTCATCCACTAGGTAATCTTTTTCGACATGGTACTGAACAAATTATAAAATCCGTTGTACCATTCTCAAAATTGCGATTACTTCCGAAACTGCAAACACAGTATTTAAGTTCTTGTTTAGATACTGTTCTTTTCTTCTTTAAGGTTTGTGGTTTAACTGATTTTAAATCCTATATGAGAGCTATCAATATCGTTTGGCGTGCAGCAGATAAGGCCCTATCTATGTCTGGTAAGAAGAGACATTCGCTGCATCTCAACTTTGATATTCTTTTAAAGGAATTAAAAACCTTCGGAGCTTCTATGAATCGATTAGTTCGAGGTATGACCCCGATACGCTCGTCACATCAAAAACTCACAAGTAAACACATTCATAGACTAATACTTACTGGAATAAACCGATCATGGCCTATATTACCCAAAGACGACAAGCAAATAATTGGGCTACTAGATAGAGTTGGTTTTAAAACTAGATCTATCGAAGTAAATAAAGATATGCTTGGTCTTGAAGGAGAAGTCAAATGGATCATCAACCCAGATGATTCAGAAGACGTCCGAAAAGAAGTTATACCGGATTTCCGCCCGAATAAATTCTTTTATAATATAATGCCAGATAATGAAGCCGAAATTCTCGGGAACGTACGACCTAAGTACGAAGGAGAGCTAAGGCGATTTATGAGAGGTTTAAAGAAGTATTTAACACCGAGTGAATTAACTAGGATTCAAAATACACAAAGACCTAATTTTACTAGGAACGGGTGTATTGAGATGCCTAGATCACAAGGTGGTGCCTACAACTATTTCCGTCAAAAGATTATTGACGAAGCTAAGTATAAACCAAAATTAGATTCACCGGATCCTCATATTGTTCGGTCAACGTTGAAACAGAACAATATTCCGAATGAGGATTTACAAAAAATCGAAGCTAACTTATCTCCGATACTAGAACTGACGCCGCTGTTTGTCACCGATCAAGTTGATTGGCTCTTATTCGAGACCGAAGCGGTATGTGAACAAATATATACATCTTACGATGGTTTTGTTGACAGAAGAGATGTTCTAGTCGATCTGGGAGCTCAGATTTTTGTGAATATTAATAATGGAAAATACTTTAATGCGAAACCATTTGATTTGCGATTACCCATTTCTAGCCTAAACGAGGCATCTCGGTTTGTTGACGTTAAGTGTTGTGAGAACTGCGATCTCAATCGTCAGTCTTCGGACATTCATCTTCCTTGTCTTCATGTTCATCCTTCCTTTACTTACGTGAATTCGCGTACGAATACCGAATCACATGTAGGGAACGGACTTCATGAACAACGTAAAGATCGTTTGTCTAAAGACCTTGATCAAGGTTCAGTTACTGACTATTTACTTACGTCCGGTGATGGTAATGAAGCATCACACCAAATTAGAGAAGAAACGGATCATAAACCAAATGATATCGACATTATTGACAACTGTACTCTGGAAGACTGGTGGAAGTGCGTAGTTCAAACTGCTTGGAACTCGCCTTCTGAGGTGAGGTTAAAACCTGAGGTTATCCCAGAACGTGGAGGGAAATTCAGAGTCGTAACCAAATCTCATGCAGTAGTTACGTCTATTCTGAGCGTAGCTCACAATAAATGTAACGAGCTTCTAAAAAGAATCCCTGGTATACGGGAAGGGTTCTATTTAAGAGCTAAGTCAAAGGAAACTAACAATGTAGGAATTAAAGAGATAATGAGTAGAATTGGTAAAATGGATCCTAATGGTCCTGAGCAGTTATATGAATCCGATTGTACTGATTCTACCGATTATATCGATCCGAGATACGCAAAGATCGTTATAGATGAGCTCTGCCGAATGTTACATATTCGAGGCATAGAACGCGAATTCGCATTACTCACCGTAGATAGCACTGGAAGGCGCTATATAGAATTGGAAGATGATCTAATCATCTCGAAAGAACGTAAGTTTGGCCGACCTACGTTCGTACAAGTCGAAGGCGGGCAAGTGTATAAAGCCTACTTCAATCCAATGGAGAGTAATATGGAACCCTTACCTGGGAATCAGTTCATTCCTGGGTTCGAAAGTCATAGGTACGAAACTGATCAGGGTCTGGAGTGTTACCCAACACTTCCAGGAGACAGGTTCTTGCCTACGTTCGCGATCTGTGATCCCTACTATATAATGAAGTATAGACCCGAACTCAAAGAACACATTGAGTTAAGGTCGTTGCCACTACAACAACGATTGATATCTGGACAGTCAAATGTTGTCGAGGTGATTTCGCAAACAGAAGGTGTTATTAATAACATCCCTCTATTTCCGAATGAGGAGTATATAGTAGAAACAAGAACTTCAGCTATTTGTAAAGAACTTGAATCCCATGGGATTAAATACAGAATAACTGATGAATACGTAGATAATGAAGGAAGAAGGAAGGTCAAAATAGAATGTGTCATCGCAAGAGGAACACAAATGGGTTTGAGGCTATCATTCCCAGTCCTTTGTCTTCTTCATTTCTTCGCATGTAGATCTTCGAATGAGTGTGTCGTCTTCGGTGACGATTTACTCGGTCGATGGGCAGAGAGTAAAATCTCCGACTACTTGGGAAGAATGAAGGAACTAGGTTTTATTATGAACGAATCAAAAACTTATCGCTCTCGCAACATCGGCTGTTTTTGCGGCAACTTTATCGATTTTTCGAGAGGTCGTCTGAAAATCTTCCCAGATTTAAAGATGATCCTTTCGCCAAAAATTGAAAAAGATGATCGCAATATAGACGAGATTATAACATTTAAGGAAGTATATAACTCATTATATATAAATTCTTATGGTGTTATTAGAAAGCGAATAGTTGAGATTCCGAAATCAAATTTCCCTCATATAATATCTCGGATAAGAAAATCTATGCCAGTTTATGTCCCGGAAGAGTATGGTGGTTTTGGATTATTACCTTTTGGTAGAAACGGTTCACGTTTATCGTGTCTAGCTCAAGAAGTAATTCAAAAACTTAAACCCGAAAGGCTTTACGAGTGGTCTTCAAGAGTTTCCTCTTGTTGGTCTACCGCTGGTCTTCACCCTAGGGTAAGAGAACTTACTAGGACAATTAAACACTATGTTGAGTCTCGGAGCAAACCCGAGGCTACTGAATTAGCTCCAACTGTACGATTACGACATGACGGCGCAAGTTTAAACGTTACCATCGGTAATACTGACGCCAAATATCACAGTCGCACAGATCGACCTAAGGTCGAGGAGATCATTGAACCTCTGACAGCGAAAGTCATGTCTGAACTTTCATACTGTCTCAATGAGCAATTATCAAAAATCAACATAGAGAGATATAGATTTGACGATATAAGCAAAAGAGTCTTGATAACCATTGGTCATTTACTTCATGAAGAAGGAGTATTACTAACTTCACGAACTAAACCCCCTGGTAATCTCGATTGCTATTATACTTGTAAGCCTATGAATTCCGAAATGATGACGAGCCATCATCGTTTTTCAAGAATTTGTAAGCCTATAAGATATATCCCATTAGAACTAGCCAGTCAACTCGCTGAATTGCTGTCTTGTACTGTGGGTCAGATCTTTGCTTATATTCGTCTAGATAGCTCGTATGATGCATTAGCCAATAATTTCTTACTCAATTTATTACATCGATATGGTCCGGTCCTGGAGGCAAGGGCCCGTGCCAGAATCAATAAACTTAATGATATTCGTGACAGAGTCAACAAATATTATTTAAGGCTTGAGAAGAAACGACTTCGAGAGGAACAAGGTCAAGTCGATGTCTTAGAAGATATCGAATTTAAACTTGTCGAAGAGCAAATGTTTTCATACGGGGCTTCGGAAGAAGCTGGTGAAATAGTTATTAACGAAAAGACTGACCAAAGTGCCGATTTTCCAGAATTAAGCCGTCAAATCCAAGAAGAAGGAATTCCAGGTTCCAAATTTTGGATCGAAGGTCGAAATCTAAAAAATACAAATCGGTATTGGGGTCATCTTTCTGAAAGTAATTATTCACTTCCGAAACTATCGTTATCGTTTGGTGTTTCTGGGGATAGTACAAATCTTATTGATGTAATACCGGGACATTTGGCTGGAAAGCTTCCAACAATCCAGATCAAATTACCGGAAGATAGTACAAAAAATATTAGGTTTAAGTACGAAACTCCAGGAAAGACTACCACGGTTCAACGGCCCGATACAGTTGAACACCAGGACGTTAAAGAAGAAGATGTCTCACGAGACTACGGGTTACCTCAAGAGGATTCGTTTAATACTGATGAAGATCCGATTGGGAAAGTCCTTAACGAGACATATTATTCTGAACATTCTGAAGTATCCGACAATGACTTAGACGAAGATGAACGCATCTTTAGTCATTTGAAAGACGTACGCAATCTGTATAAAAGTACAAGTACCAATATACAACAGTTCTCTACTAATTTGAATGAAGTAGCCGGAGAAGTTAGCACTAAGATCGATACAATATCCCTTCCTGGTAAGATAAGTATTGATGTTAATCCTAACGACCAAGTTACGACAAACATTTTAGAGGTTAAGAGTTCTTCTGACACAATCAAATTTCCTATTTTCAACTCGAAAGTAGATTATAAGCAACAACACCTTTTAATGTCGCCAGATGACACAGGGTACGCTTGGGGAGTGCTCAATAGTCGATTTGCTCGGCTACGTGAGCTCTTTCCCAACGACTCCGTGGCTCTGTTGACACAGAAGTGGTGTTTTATGAGTCTACACAAGTTGAACGATTGGGTTTAATTTGATTCATG